AATCAATGCACGCTTCAACAAAGTCCTCATGCCAACCCTCACTCGCCACTTTGGCTTTCAATTGTTCCGGAGTCATCTTCATGACGTGGAAGCAGTATGGGGCTTGCTGTGGGTCAATCGTCCATGATGGGAAGAATACGTCTTCGTCAGGAGTCAGAGCCTTGATGCGAGGCTGGTTTATCACCTGTCGCGTTATAGGCACGGTGGTCTCGCCATCCTTGCGTAATTCGCGAAGCATAGCTTTTCCCTTGGACTTACTTACGTTGAAGTTCTCTTTGAGTAGCTCCACCAACTGCGCGTCCATTGATCCGTCAGCAATGATTTGCGCCATGTCAGGCATGGCAGCGGCAATCTCATCCATTTTGATGGCTTGCTGCTGCTTGAGGTCGTGGCTGTCCCAATACACGTAGCTGATAGCCAACCCCTGCCCGAACAGATGGTTCAAGGATAATTCGCACTGAGTATAAAATTCATTCATGCGGCTATTAATTAACCAGCGTAGGAAATTACTAATGACCGCTGCTCTCGCTACGTCACTGCTTTCCGTAGGTGTAGCTACGATGTGAGCGCGTCTTATTGCGTTCATGCACATGGCAACCCTGCATCCGATCAGTTCGTCAGCAAGTCTCACCTCTTGGTCACTTGCGCCGTCCCAGGGGAATACTTCACCCGTGGAAGTCAATGAAGTGTGCTTCTTGAAGTCGCTGGACTTACCCGCCCATTGGCAGTTACGCACATCCCAATCGCGTTGGCGGCGGTCTAACCACTCACCAAGATCGCTTTGTGTGGTCTGATACGCTTGAATCAGATAATCAACATCCGGTTCTTTACTTGCGTACAGGAGTTCTGGATCGCTTGCGTCCATATGCAATTGCAAAAACTACAAGCAGAGTCAGTAAGCGTCAATCAATATCCACCACCACCCGTGGTCTGAAGCATGTTATGGGTCACGTACTCCGCACCACTGGTGACTAGATACCGGATGCAGTCTATTTGATCTTTCCAATGCTCCGTACTGCCACCCGTTCCGGTGTACTCTAGGAAGCTACTGATGGTATTCTCGCACTGGTCGCTGATGTACAGCTTCGGACAGTTCTTTTCGGTCAACGGCTCTGTCTCGTCCCATGTGAGTAAGTTGTTGATAGCGGCTATTCCGCTCTCTATCTCCGCACCCGGCGCGGCGCGGAAGACGAACCCCAAATCGGACATACTGTTGATGATACTACTAGTACCTTCTTTGGTACGCACCGTAGCAGCGCCCATTCGCGGGTCAACGATTCGCTCAAAGATTTCTTCCCCCTGCTCTTGATCCTTGAAGTAAGTGCTGTAGTCCGCATATCCCCAGCCTAGTGGCTTTTGACCCGGCCCCGGCTTTCCCGTGGAGCGTCCCGCACCATTGACGTGGGGCAATGCCCATGCCCCCATGCTTTGCTCAGGGAACTCGCGGTAGACGTATATATCCCCCGTATCCAGTACACCCGCCCATATCGCCACCCAAGGCTTGCTTCCACCTGGGTCGCATACAAAGTACCTCGTGCATCTTAGCGTAGGATCTTTGATGAACGGCACTTGGTCATGCGGTACGACGTTTACTTCCCTGCTGAATTTTGGAAAACGCCCGTGGAAGCTTTTGCTTGGGATTCCATATAATCTGGCGAGTTTGATTTCCAGCGGTTGTTTAGAGTAAGTGCGGACTAGCTCGTCCGAATCAATAAAAGGACTATCCTCAGACCACCAATTGTATATGCGGCAATCGGGCCAATTGGCGCTTACTTGCTCCACGGGGAGTTCCCTGCCAATCAAACTGCTGTACCGCTTCTCTACCACTTCAGCGCCTTTCAGCAGAGAGTTAATCAACGGTGTCCACCCTTGCAACGTAGTGAAGGTCAGGATCAATCTGCCATGAAAGTCAGTCAGTCTAGCGAGCAAAGTGTTGAATATGTCCTCACCAACTTCTTCGTCACATGCCACGCAGTGCGCATTCCAACCTTCAAAGATTTGGCTATCCGCCATGTACTGCCTGTAATTGTTGAAATACACCGTGCTACCACGCTCTACGTTCTCTTCAGTAGGTGGCAGAATCATCTTGTTGTCGCTGTACCCGTTCTTCTGGGAGTATAGCAAACTGTGGTTCTCGCTCTTCTTCTTGCCACGCTTGTACCGCATGGGCAAAGATGCGTGCATATACTTCTGAGCGTCCGATATGCTACGCTCCTCGCTGATGTGCATACTACGCAGTTCAGCTTCGGGTATTTGCATGGCGAGGTGCATCAACATTCGGGAGGCAAAAACGGACTTTGATGAACGATTACCGCCCAGAATGACGTGAATCTTGGTGTCGTTCCAAGTGTCCATCACCCTGCGCCACGAGGGCAGAGTCCATCCCCACGCTATGGGATCGTCCTTCTCTGCCTTCGGTTGGTCTAGCAGTAGTCTGGTGAGCGTCTCAGCCTGTTGCGGATCTCGCTCCGTAAGCTCGTCCACCTCGTAATCGCTAAGTGCGCATACCAACTTTCCCTTTTGATATTTCAACTGCCCTTCGGGCCACGGTATGCCGAAGTAGGGGTCTACCTCATCTGCGTATGTAATGTTAGCCACGGTTCACCATTTCGCACGCCACTATGAGCGCCGCTTCAAGCGTTGCCGCCGGGACTTCTTCATCTCCAACGAGCCAGCGGTTCGTATCCGCTCCAAAGTCTCCTGGCTTAATTCCAATGGTTTCGGCCCAAGACGTTTTACAGCGGATTTGTAGTCCCTCGCACTCGTAGTCGGTAAACACCGCCCGAACTTTTTCCAGTGATACGCGCTCCATCCCTTAATGGTCTCCAATTGCTTTTTCATTTAATACGTCCCATATTCGCATTACCGTCTCAGGATCGTATACCGGCTTGCCGTTGAACTCCGGGCCACCACCCTTGGCAAGATTGCGCAACCATTCGCGGAAGTCATCCACTTGCTCCAAGACTTCAGCCGCCAAACCATACCGCAGTACGTCATCCACGTCGTAAGCATGGAACACCGCTATGGGTTTACTCTGCTCCTTCGGGGCAATCACATCCTGTCCCTTCTGCAATGTCTTCATCGTGGACTTCCACCCCGCATGAGGTACATAAACTCCATCCGGCAGCACTGCGCTTATCCAGTACTTTTTCTTGTTCATACTCATAATCTTCGTCCATAGTTCTTCCTCCATTCCCAAGGGTAATCAAAGTTGTTGTTTATCGGATCATCCCACAAGTGCGCCAATGCCAAGGCAGTTAATGTCTCAACCCCCTGCACAGCGTCCATGCCATCCACAGGACGCTCACCCAAAATACTATCATGTGCAGTTCCATCCGTCCCTCTGCTCTTTGGTTTCGTCTCTTTGGGCGTGTCCATAACTCTGTAGAATCCTGCCGATCTTCACTGCTTTGCGCTCATCTGCACGGGATTGCTTTTTCTTGATTCGGGTATTCCTCCGTTTTGGAATACGTTCCACGCTTCTTTCCATACTTCATATCTCCCGTTTAGTTTTGTGTTTGGATTCAAATACACACTGATGTTTCCCTTTAGTTTCATCACGGGAATCAAATACCAACAGTCATCCGGTTCAACGTATGCCGCCAGCACGTCCACTTCTTCGGGACTCAAAGCAACTTTCTTCAGATTACCACCGGCCGCCAATATCTTGTACCCCGGTTTGTTCTTGATCCGACTGTTCGTTCCTTTTACTTGAACCCGAAAAAACCTGCCATCGCCGTTCTGAACAACCAAATCATACGGCATATAGTCACCGTAGCTTTCCAAGACGTCCAGTTCTCGCCTCAATGACTCAACGATGAACGCAGCTTCGTACTGACTTCCCCTGCGTTTCGTGTTGCTACTCATAAAGTCACCCACTCGCATTTACGCTTGGAGCAGTCATATACCCATTGACTCCTACCATCCCGCGAGTCCGTCTGGTGGCGCTCTATCCATGTCGGAAAACTGCTACCAGGCACGATTACCGCCGCTTGAGCTTCCGCATCCATGATCATTATCAAATGAGGCTTCGGGTCTTTGGAGTCCCATGCGTGCTTTGCCATCACCCTCACTTGGGCAAATGGATAGTCAAACTCTCCACACCATGCCTTGCTACTCTGCTTCACCTCTATGGGGATACTAAGAGTCAAGTCGCAGTCATCCACGAAGTCTTGCCAATTGCCGTCCGGCGGGCATTCCTCATTGGGTTGCAAGGTCACACGGTACTTCTTTTTGCGAAAGTACTCAGCCGCTATCAGTACGCTTGAATAACTGTTGCGCAAATCAGCCAAGAAGTCTCGTTGCTTCACTTCTGTTTTTTCGGTGTCCATATAACGTCAAATATAGTCTTATTCGGTTTGCGCCTCGCTATGTTCGTGCGAACTTTCGTTCCACCTGAGTAACTCAACTGCGTGTTCATCCAAAAGCGCTCTATCGCCAATTCAAATTTCTTCCAATCTTTAGTCGTAAACCCTTTGCCGTCACTCCAAGGGTCGTAGTCCGCAGGACGGCTCTCCTGTATGACGTGCTCACTCATCTACCGCTTCCGCCATTCTGCGCCCAATGTATTCCGCTACGGGTACGCTCACAGCATTGCCCATCTGGCGGTAACGTGGCCCATCCTTCTGCTCCTCTACCTTGCCGGTGGGCTTCCACTCGTTGCCATCCAACTCCAAGATGCAACGCTTGCTCGTCCACCCGTCTTCAAATCCTTGAAGGCGTTCACACTCTTTTGGGGTCAAACGCCTCACCATAGTAGCTCCACGCATCTCGCACATGCCTTCCACGGTCTCACCGTCTACGATGTC